GGGTGCTATAATATCATTCCTAGGACAGATGTAAGGTGTCACAGGTATATATTCAATAACGGCACCAGGCGCCATAGTTGTATTAACTGATGTGCTATACCAATATGTATATTTACCACATAGATATGATATTTCCATCTCATCATACGTAGTGCCATAATCTTTTGGTGTTGAAGTTGATGTGCCACTAGGATACATGCACAATCGTTGTAACGGATCTACGTTAACACAATGTGACATATAGCCGATAGCACGACGTACAAGAGGTTCTGGACCTAGAGTGTAAGCCGGTTTATCCATTGTACTAACCTTCAAATCAGCATTAATATCAAAAGCATCGCCTGTTATATTAGTAGGTAACGCTTGAGAAGCGACTTTTTCCCAATTAGTAACGGTATTAGTGACATAAGAATGGGTTCCACCTTGAGATGTGGCACTAGAAACTCGTGGCACACACAATTCCACATCTTCAAGGTGTAAGAAAACTGTGGCATAAATGGTGGTAGGTGCACCTGTCCCAACTGAAAGTGGGTTAAAAACCATCAAGCGAAAAGTATGTGAATTATCACTGAAATAGGATGAATTACTTTGATGTGTATATCTACCTGCTACTCGAGCTTGTCCAGCTGTGTAATCGGTGATGTTCATCCACTCATATGGCATAACCCATGGTGCTGTTATGGTAACGGTATCATTGCTTGATGCGTCCAAAAATACATGGTCAAAGCCCGTATATCCAGAAATATTTTTATTACCTGTTGGAAAGAAATCAACAGAACCGATACTATATGGTAATATAAAAGCCATAAGACGGCCAGCAGCAAATTTGTTTCCGTTAATCTGAATTCTGAAGACTGGTCTATATTTTATAAAGGTGAAAGCCGACATGACAGGGGCCCAAACAGCAACTGTGTTTAATACGCGTGGCAGGTCAAATGATTTTAGGACATCACCTTGTGCTGATGTTGTGGTAAAAGCATAAGTGCCCAAGCGTTGTGGTTTTCCGAAGATACGCTGTATACTCCATGCACCGAACATCAAATTTTCAGAATCTCTAGGACTAATAGATTTATCAATATCAATGCTAGGTTTTTGTTCAATAAAAGTAACAGCGCCAGCAACATTAGTTTCTTCTTTAACATTTGCTTCGTCCGCTTCACCTGCTGTTGATGGTCCGGCATTATCTTTCTCACCTCCTTGGGCTACAGCTATCTCATCGTTACCCGCAATACTATCTCTAAGAAGTTCATCCACTAAGTTATTAGTCCATTCTCGTTCTTTAAAAAGATCGTACAAATACTTAGTTAACTTATAACCTCCATACAATGTAGCCCCCAGCATACCCAAACTGATACCATTGCGAAGTCGTGTTTTAGCAGCTCGATCAATAATGCCTAAACTTGTACCTTCAAGCTCAACGACTCGCTTTACATCCGTATTGGGTAAATCTACATAATACTGAGTAGTAAACTCATCAGTATCATCAGGAACAACATCCAACAAAAATCCATATTGCATAATAGTTAAGAGATAATTAAAAGATATATGACCCTCGGGAGTGTAAGACGGCTGGTTCTCACTATAATCAACATTAGACTTGGCCATCTCAACAGCTACCAACCACATATCAACAAACTCATCCATAAATTCCATTAATTCAGGGTCAGTAGAATAGCAGTGTAGAAAAGCCCATTTACCTGCTGTATAAGCATCTTGAACAGGCAACTTGATGTCAGGATTCATCTTCTTCCATTTAAAATTGGCTAAGCGTACAAATGTACGGCCGCCTTCTGAATCTACTGTAGTAGTATTACTACTACGAAACAAAGAAGCAAACAATCCTTTCTTGACTTCAGGTTGTGGCAAAGAGGTAATGGTCTCAACTATCGTGTTATTAGCCTCAATGATGGGGACATCATCTGTAGCTATTGGGTTGCGATCGGTAACAAAACACATATCCAAATAATCCCATGTCAAAAGGTGTGGTATATTACCATGCTTCTTTCCAGCCTCAACGAGTGCAGCATGTAAGAGGTCGCGCTCTTTAGTAAACCTCTCAATGCCATAATGGTAC